ACAATCTTTTTCATTTACAGAATTGACCAGTTGTGGTTTATTGATTTTCCTGAACGGGCGACCAAACAAAGAAAATGTAAGAGCATCAAGAACTGTACTTTTACCTGCACCATTAGTTCCAACGATTAAGTTAGTTTTGTTCTTAGTAAAATCAATTTCAGTATATTGATTGCCCGTAGACAACAAATTTTTATATTTTATAGTCTTAAATAAAATCATAATCAGTGTTTGGAGGAATTACAATATCATCGGGTGTAATAATTGTGTATTGATATCCGTGCAGATCACAGGCTTTTATCATTACTTCATCTTCAATTTCAATCACATGCATTTCTGGATATTCATCTTCTTCTAGCATCATAGCATATCTTGTTGCATCATCCTCTTCCTGAAAGAGATATAAAATGTGATCTCCTTCATCATCTATTACGGAATATGCACCTTCGGTTTCTCTACCATTAATTGTTAGAATGAACATTTAGACTAATTCACATGCCTCTTGATATATTTCTTGCATCATTTTTTGAATAGTAGATTTATCAAGATTGATTTCTGCCTCCTCAATATATCTATTCAAGATAGAAATAGTGTCTTCATTTTCAAATGCTTCGAAGTTTTCAGGTTCCTGAATATCAAAGTTTTCAATAATCTTTAATTCTGCAATATTAGAAGTATAGAGTTTATCAATAAATTTTTCAAACTTCTTAGTATCAGTTTTTTTGCGAACAACAACTTTTACAATTTTGTTCTCATACTCACGAGTATCAAATGTTTGATAGTTAGTATCCTCATAATAAATGTTATAGAACATCTTATAAGGATTATCAATATGAAAGTGCTCTAATGTTTCTGTATCAAAGATTGTAAATCCCCGAGTATCATTTACATCCGTCCAGTACATCTCATAAGGATTGCCCAAATAGAAGACAGTTCCATTATCAGAACGAGTGTGGTAATGACCAGAAAATACCTTTTTGAAGTTTTTAAAAAGATTTGCTTCAAGTCCATGTTCATCCATTACCAAGTTTTTATTTACTCTAAATCCTTGAAGTTCAAGATGTCCCATCACAACATTTGTTTTGGTATTCTTAATTAATTTAAATGATTTATCTTGATTTTCAGAATTAATCCAAGGAAGAAGAAGAATATTTAAACCATCAATATTAACTTCAGTTGGTTCAGAGTAAGTTTTAATGTTTTTATAATCTTTGAGTAGAAGTTCTGGAGAATTTACTTTATTAGAATTCTTAAAGTAAACATCATGATTTCCAGTAATTAAATGAACATGATAGTTTTTAAGAGGTTCAAATACAACTCTTTTTGCCCACTCCAGACTTTGGTAATCAATTGACTTGCGACTATCAAAAGCATCTCCCATATGAATAACAGTTGTAATCCCTTGCTGTTCCAGTGTAGGGAAAAAAATGTTTTTATAGAATTGCTCAAAATAATCATGAAAAAGTTTAGAACCTTTTCTTGATCCCCAGTGGGTATCTGTAATTACGGCTACGCGCATCAGTTGCGAAGTTTTGAATAAACGGTATCTTTGATGGAATTATAGTCTGAATAATTTCCGTTGTCAACCGTATTGTCGTCGGTGAAAACATCCGAGTATCCAGAACGCTCAAGAATTTTATTTTTGATTTCTAACTGACGCTTTTCTTTTTGAATACGGCGAAGGAAAGCATAGTGAATGATTTGAGTAAAGTATGCAAAAGGATTTTGTGACTTTTCTGGATCAAAGTTATGAATATATTGAACTGAATTTTCAATTCCATCAGAAATCATATCTTCCTTAAACATATAATTTACAAAATTTGGTTTAAAGGAAAGATGATTTGCAATCTTTAAGAAACACTCTCCAATATAACGAGGAATGGGAGGTTTTGTATCCCATCGTGTTGCTCTATCAGCTTTCACAGGTTCTCTACCAAACTTTCGAATGAAGGTTATCTCTACATCCTCACGATACTTAATAAGAGCAGCAAGAAACTCTTTGTTATTTACGTAGTGCTCTGACCTTTTTCTTTTGGCCATAACTGCTGTGGTTATCATAAGTTTTTATCATTATTATGTAGATATTATAGCACTTCTGTAAATACTTGACAAGGTATCTGAAAGTGTGTATAATTACCTTTGTCGAGGTTGATAAGTTATAACTTTAAGATTTTAAGAGATCTTAAAGATCTTTTCTAATATCTCTTTAGCATCATTAACATTAGAGATATATCCCATTCTACGATTAATTCTTGATTGAGAATTCTTTTCTTTACCAGATTGTCTAATATAAGATTGATACATCATTATCATTTCAATATCAGAAGACTCTGAAAGTGTGAGGATATCTTCAAGATTAATAATGAACATATCTTCTGTAGTTGTTTTTAACCAAGGTTCTATTTTATATCCAACGATACCAGACCTTCCTTTTATTTCTGAAATAATAATAGGATTTGAAATAATCAATATAGTTTTATCTTCCTCTTCAGAAGCTGCTACTTTAGCAAATATTTCTTCACCGTTTTTTAATTTGATTGTTGAATAAAAATCTTCCTCAATTCCCATTTTTCTTAAGTTGTATTGTGAGTATTTCGTAATTAAAATTTTCTTCGTTATATATTTTTATACGTTCAATAAGGTGATTTAAAGTATAATTTTTTTTTGAATTATAAGTACAATCATCAGATATATCATAAAGTACTGCTTTTACTTTGTTCGTTCCCTTTCTAAGAACTCGTCCAATTGACTGAAGATTTCGAATACGTGATTTGCTTGGTGAGGCGAAGATAACGTTATGGAGATTTTTAATATTGATACCAGTACTAAAAGTTCCATAAGATGCTACAATAATTGCATCGTTTTCTCTTTCTGTAATTTCTCTAACCAATTCTCTTTCTTCAGTATCAACTCCACCATGAATAAAAAATACTTTACGATCACCTCGCTTAGTATTATTTATCCTTTCATATAAGACTGCTCCATGTGCTTCTACTCTTGCATAAAGAAGAAGAGTGTTTCCTTTTAAGTCCAATGCAAGATTGGTTAAAAATTTATTTCTTTGCTCATGAGAAATTAAATATTGAATTTCATCTTCATAGGTTTCAAATTTTTGTGGAGGATGTTTAAGAACAATACATTGTATATCTAATTGAGAAAGATGTCCTTGTTTCATCAACTCATCAGTTTTAGTAACTTTATAAGAAGGTCCAAATAATCCTTCCAAGACCCACTTGTGAGTTTGAGTTCCATCTAAAGTTCCAGTAAATCCCAAACGATATTTTGCATGATGAAGTTTTGACATGATTTCAATAAGAGATTTGCTCTTGAACAAATGAGCTTCATCTCCTATAATTACTTCATAGTCTTCAAAGAAGGAACGTTCTAGTTTATAAACAGATTGCCAAGTTGTAATTGTAACAGGATGTTCATTAGTTTTTTCCTTACCCGAATAGATACGATGACAATATGACTCAGCATCCCAACCATAATCTTGAAAGTCCTTATACATCTGCTCTACTAGAGATGTCGTTGGAACAACTAAAAGTATTTTGCGATTCTTATCTAAGTGATACCTTACAATCGAATATATCATCAACGATTTTCCTGAGGCAGTTGGACTTACCAGTAACTTACGATTATATCGTAAGGCATCATATACTCCCTCAATTTGATATTTTCGTGGTGTATGACTACAGATTGAATTCATATAGTCACTAACACCTTCAAAAGATATGCCCTCATTAATCTCATAGGGTAATCCATAAAATTTATTTTCTTTAAACTCATAGGTATAATTATGAATTGTAAGTTTGTCGATGACCTTATCTAACAAACCAACATAAATCTCTCCCGTATGAGTGCTTAATAAGCGAATCTTACCATCCCAGTGCTTGCTTCTATACTGGGACATGAATTTTGCTGATTCAACTTCAAAAGTAAAATATTGTTGAAGTTCATATAAAATATGCGGTTCACAGTGCAATTTGATATAAACTTCGTTTTTCTTTTCAATAATTACATCACTCATAGCATTATGATTACTATAAGTATTTATTTACCCTAGTCCAGACTGAAATCTAATGAAATCTATAGAATTTTTAATTTGATATGTTCTGTTTGATATCATTTTAAGAATACTATCAATGTAACCTAACATTATTTCATAATATTCAATCTTAAGAGATACTTGAGATAATTTTTCATCAGAATCCAAATATCCTTGAAGAGTTTCTTTATCACGAATTTTTTTAGGAAATGGATTTTCTATATAAACATCTGGGTCTGCCTTTCCACTAAAATATTCATATCGTTCATGTCTTATTTTTTTCTTTTGTACCTCTGCTTTCTTTTTTAATAAATTAATTGTGTTGTATAAATCAAAATATTTGGAGTGAAGAATTGGAATATTTAAAGATTCTGTATGGAGGTTATCAATGTTTATTTTTGAATCTCCCTCCCACATTTTTTGAATTGTATCTAAATCAATACCCATATAGTGGATTTCCTTCTAAGTCAACAATATTGTAAATAGTATACTTGAAACTTACGTCTGCTGTAAAGTATTGAACATCCGTACTTGTAGCATCAAATGTTACAGTAGACAATGTATATGGAAATAAATCTTGAAATCTAATTTGGAAGTTTGGTATCTGACTACTAGTTAATACTTGTAAAGTTCCGTCAGAATATATGTTTTGTCTATCTTGTGCATAATTTCCACGAATTGCTCCCGATTTTTCCAATTCACCAAATTGACTTATTCTTTCAGGAAATCCAAGACCACGCATCCAATTTTGTATTTCCATATAATTTTCAAGATTCTCATCAACAAGAAATCTTAAACTTAAGTCACCAAATTCAATCATATCACCTGGAGTTGGTAACATGTTCGTGTATGATGGTTGAATAGCAACTCCAAGAGTTATATTTGGAATATTTGCCTGATTACAAAAAAATGCAACTTTAGGAGTTCTGGTTAAAGTAAACTTAAATCCTGTTGGTGATAGAAAATTTCTATTTTCAATTTGACCTTTAGTCATGATTTTTTTTAAGTATTTAGATAACTCTTTCCCACCTACTACCAGGTCCATTATATTTTAA